TAATTCAGGTTCTCGTTTGGTATTAGTAGAATATACACCAACAGATGAAGAAGTTGCAAATATATTATACGATACATCAGCCTACGATAATTCAGACAGAACATCACCAAGAGCATCAACAGGCGGTACTACTGGAGGAACTGGTACTACTGGAGGAACTGGTACTACTGGAGGAACTGGTACTACTGGAGGAACTGGTGATACGGGAGGTATTCCAAACACAAAAAATGTAACTGTAAATGGCGTTACATATACAGTATACACACAAGGAACGGAAACTGAATCTGATGATAGTATTATTATAGATGGTGTTACATATAGTGCAAACGATTATATTAGAAGAAAAGAAGAAGAGGCAAGGAATGAAGCGATTTTGAATAATGGTTCTGCTGATGGAAGTACGGGCGAAAAATCTGATAAAAACAATCCGAATCCACAAGAAAATCAAAAAGTAGAAGTTGTTGAACCTTGTATACAAAAAGGTGCTACAGGAGGTGCCGGTGCTACAGGAGGTGCCGGTGCTACAGGAGGTGCCGGTGCTACAGGAGGTGCCGGTGCTACAGGAGGTGCCGGTGCTACAGGAGGTGCCGGTTCAACTGGAGGGGCAAGTGGTGGTGATGATACTACACCCATTGCACCAAGAGTTGTAAAAAGAGGAAAATATGGAACATTTAAGTCATCCACAAAAAATAAAAATGCACCACTTATCTTTGTTGTTGGTGGTATTGCTGTTAATGGTATTTCACCAGGTGACACGGATCCTAAAAAAGATGGGTATATGTGGACAGGAACCGGAAGTGCTAAAACTGGATACAATGACTTACAAGACTTTAATATCTATAACTGTTTTACATCACAATCGAGCAAAAGTGGATGGTCTGAATGTGAAAAGATATTAAATGAACAAAAAATAAAACCATCGAAATATATTTTAGTAGTATATTCTGCAGGCGTTGCAGGAGGACATAGTGGAGTTTTAACAGTAAAAACTGCAGATAAGTGGGATCAAATACATATATCAGGACCACCATTGGGTGATTTTGGTGTTGATGAAAAGAAATTTAAAAGTTATTTGAAAACTATTGAAAAAGCAGGAAAAGATAAGGTATATTATTGGTGTGTTGGAACTGGAAATGCAGAAGGCGCTGCAAGAACAGATTGGAAAAAAAATATTATTGATTCATTACCACCGTCTAATGTAAATACAAGTGTTTCAAACCATTTTGAACAAATAGAAGTGGTATCTCAGAGTATTAAGAACAATAATCCAGTAGAAGAAGGTAAAAAAGCTGAAGTTGTTGTCACTGAACCTGTTAAAACTGAACCAATATGTGACGATTTAACTAAATTGGATGCAAAGAAAAAGGCAAATGAGGGTCCACAAGGCGGTGCAGAAAATGTAACAGAAGAAAGAGCAACTTCTGATGGACAACAAAAGGAAGCTGATCCAAAGGCACCTAAGAAAACCGAAGAGCCGTCATACTCTGGAAAATTAAATCATAGATTTTATTTAAGACCAACACCGGATGGCATACCAACAACACTACAAGATATGACAAAAGAACCTTGGAGCAAAAGGTATTTTGCGTGGAGACCAGAAAGTGCTCCGGGATATGGAGATAAAAAAAATGAAACATTAGTAACAACTCCAGAAGGTAAACCACTAATTTCTGGAATGATACCATATTGGCCACCAGTTTCATCGGAAGAAGAAACAAAAGGTCCACAAGGTAAAAAAGGAAAATGGCTTCAATCTCCTGCAATAAAAGGAGAATGGAAAAGTCTTCAAGGAGATCCTGCAAAATCTGTTTGGGAAATACCCATGATATTAAATGTTCAAGATGTTGGACATTTTAATAAATCAATAGGATATTTGTTTGAAGCCGGGAACGAACTACATATGGCAATAATGCCGGATTCAATAGTATTTGCCGCAAAAAATTCTAGCATTGCTATTGGTACCGGTACAAATACAGATGTACCCCCAATAACAGATGCAAAAGGAAAAACAAAGTCTCCTACTGATTCCTCTTGGGCATTATGGCCACAATGGGATTCTTATTTTGCTAGACATTGTTTGGAAAAAGTTGGTTATACTATATTTGAATCTATTGAAAATATAAATTCTTATCATTTAGGAGTTATTAAAAGAAAAAAGGCAACGGGATTGATAAATACTCCAGGAACACAAAAGTGGAAAATTGATGACTTAGTTAATGCTGGTACAAAAGATGGTATATTTAAACCAAGTAAAGTTTGGACAGAAAACCAAGCATCAGAGGAAACAATAAATCAAAGTGGTGATATGGCTATATTTGTTGCTGATTATCATTTTACAAAAGATGGAGCACTAACAGATGCTGGTAAAAAATTAACGGATCATATTTTAACAAAAACAAATTGGCAGATGGCAACAATATCTGCTGTTAGTCATCATTCATCTGAAAATGCTAAATGTCATATAGAAATTTTACCATATATGGATGCAAATGGAAACTTAAAAACTATTGGTGGAAATACAACTCCAAAGAAAGCCGATCCATCATTACCAGCTAAATCAACTATAGCAATTAAAGATATTAACTTTGCAGAATTTGCAGGAATAGATAATGGTAATTGGGTAAATGGTTCTGTAATAATAACAAATGTAAAAAGTGTTCCAAAACAAGAACAAAGAGAGACAAAAAATTTATCTTCAAAATTTTACAAATTTACCAATACACAAAATTATATTTTTAAAATAGATAGTGATCCAGATATAAGTCCATCTTTATACAAGGTTTTATCGCCAATTTTATCAGATAAAACGCCACCAGTTCCTCCAGAACCACCACCAAAGCCGGTCGGCGGTCCCACTGGAAAAGCAGCATATGATGCTGGTACGGTAATATTAAATTCAAGAATAGGAAAGCCAGCTGAAGGTTTTTGTACAGGAACACTTTCCGATTTAGGCAGTGCAACTGGTATATGGGGTGGTCTTCTACAAAAATTAACTGCATATTGGAACTCAAAGTCTGCTCAAAATCCAATGTATGCAAATGCGGTTATTGGTAGTTTGGGTTCATCTCGTTCTTTATGGGAATCCGCCTATACAAAATCTTCATCTAGAGTTTGTGGATCAAAACATGGTATAGGTATGGCATTTGATTTGAGACACACATTTCCAGCATTAAAACCAATAGCTGCATTAGGGGTAGGTTTAGGAGATGGACCTGCATTATTTGGATGTAAACCATGGATGGCAGATATGGCGGCATGGCAAAGATCAAATAAATTAACAGGAGGTGCAGATTGGAATGATTCAAAAGAACCTCATCATATTGAAGCGACTGATGGGAGAATGCCTGAATTTTTATATGGTTGTAGAAATCAACTTATGAACGAATTTAAAATTGATTACAAATCTGTAATAAAACAAAATCCAACTCTAGTTAAAGTATTTGAAGAATTTTGTGGAGTTGAGGCAAATAGAACTGCATGGAGATATGGATTTAATACACCCAGAGACGGTGCATATAAAAGACCAAATTTTGATATGGAACCACGAGCATATGAGGCAGCAAAAAAAGCAGGAATAATCCATATACCTTGGGTAAAAGCTGCACCATTCGATACACCACCCGCCCCTCCTGCAAAAGTTAAGAAAGGAAAGAAGAAGTGATAGAATTGATAAAAAAACTATAAAATGATAATTATTAGAAACAATTATAGGTAATTAAACAATGGATAGCAAAAAGTTTTTTTCACAAATTCGTTCAATAATACGAGAAGAAATAGAGTATGCATTGGACAAGAAAATAAAGAATGGTAAAAAAAGTGATGTTGATACAATATCACATGGTATGTCATTATACAAAGAAACAAATAAAAAAGTTTCAGAAAATACTACACCCAAAAAGAAACCATTAAATTCAAATTTTAACTCTATAAATGATATTCTTGAAGAAACCCGCAGAACACTACAAGAAAGTTCAGACATGGAACAAGAATTTAGTTTTACTGCTGATATGGCTGAAGGATTTGGTTATCAAAGAGGAAGTACACCGATACCACAAGGTTATTCACAATCAGAAATACCATCGGAAGTCATGTCTGCATTAACAAAAGACTATTCTGCTCTTATGAAAAAAATTGACGAAAAGAAAGGGAGATAACTTTGGCAGCAACATTTAGAAGAAAAAGAACGGTATTATTAAGTGAAGGTGATGCAAATATAAAAAATGCAAAACCTATTGGTGTAACTATACCATTTAATAATCCATCTGGAATATTTTTTCAAAGTTATACAAATAGAATACAAGTATTTTCAAATTTAAAAAATTTGTTAATGACTGCAAAAGGTGAACGATATATGCTTCCTGATTTTGGAACAGAATTAAAATTTATTCTGTTTGAAAATATAACAACTGAGGAAGATTTTTTAGATAGAATAGACGGTACAATACGGGATGCAATAAGTACATGGATGCCTTATATTTTAATAGAAAATTTAGAGGTTAAATTAAATCTAAGTGAGGATGGTAGGGTAGACGAACCTGACCATGCTATAGGAATATCATTATCTGTAAAAATATCTGGTACAAACATATATTTGCCAATACAGATATTTATATCTACTACCGGAAATTTACAAATAGAAGAGGCGTTGTATAATGGCTGATTTAATAAAAAAGGATATTCGTTACTTATCAAGAGATTTTGCATCATTAAAGCAAAATCTTATTGATTTTACAAAAAATTATTTTCCAAATACATATCAAGATTTTAATGAAACATCTCCTGGTATGATGTTTTTAGAGATGGCAGCATATGTTGGCGATGTTCTTTCTTATTATACGGATGTTACATTACAAGAGTCTTTGATATTACATTCTTCTGAAAAAACAAACATATTAAATCTTGCACAATCACTTGGATATAAACCAAAAAATAAGATTGCATCTAATGTAAAATTGGATATTTTTCAAATAGTTCCTGCAAAAACTGTTGATGGTGAAATAGTTCCAGATTATTCTTATGCATTTGCAATAGAACCTGGAATGGTTGTTGGTGCAAATAATGGAAATGCAGTTGAATTTAGAACAACAGACTATGTTGATTTTAAGTTTAGTAGTTTAATCGATCCAACAGAAGTAACACCTTTTGAAGTTGATGTTAATGGTGAAGTTTTATTTTGGTTATTGAAAAAATCAGTAAATGCAGTTTCTGGTGTTATTAAAACTGTTGATTATGAATTTAATGATCCAAAACCTTATGATAAAGTTGTTTTAGATGAAGCGAATTTGATAGATATTTTATATGCAATAGATTCGGATGGTAACAAGTGGTATCATGTTCCGTTTTTGGCACAAGATACTATATTTGAGCCAACAATAAACATATCGAGAAATGATAAATTTTTAAGTAAATATAGAGAAGAAACACCCTATCTATTGAAATTGAGAAAAGTTTCAAGAAGATTTGTTTCAAGACAAATAAATGATCAAAAATTTGAAATACAATTTGGTGCAGGTGTTTCTGATTTAGACGATGAACTGTTAATACCAAATCCAGATTTAGTTGGTAATTCACTTTCTGGAATTGAAACATCAACATCAGTTGATATTGACCCATCAAATTTCTTGTATACAAAAACTTACGGTCTTGCACCAAATAATACAACATTAAAAATGTATTATACTATTGGTAGTGGTGTTCAAGATAATGTCACAAGTGATGTTTTAACAAAAATACAATCAAGAACAATATTACTAGATGAAACTGGTTTAGATTCTATATTGTATCAACAGGCAATATCAAGTCTTGCAGTAACTAATCCAAATCCATCGAGTGGCGGCAAAACCGGTGAAGATATAAATGAAATTCGTCAAAATGCACTTGCATATTTTGCTTCACAGAATCGTGCTGTAACAAAAGAAGATTACATAATTCGTGCATACAGTCTTCCATCAAAGTATGGTTCTATTGCTAAGGCATACATAACAAAAGATACACAATTAACTGCTGAATCTATATTCAATAGTGATAGAATACAAAATGATTTGGCATTAAATTTTTATGTACTAGGATATGACGGTAATCAAAAACTAACAACCGTAAATGATGCAACAAAAGAAAATTTGAAAACATACCTAAATTATCATAGAATATTAACAGATGCTATAAACATTAGAGATGCTTACATTTTAAATATTGGTTTGGAATTTGATATAATAACATTTCCCGATCAAAATGGAAATCAAGTAATTCTAAGATGTATCGATAAACTAAAACAATATTTTGACATAAAAAAATGGCAAATAAATCAACCAATAGTATTGAGTAATATATTCACAGAGTTAGATAAAGTTGAAGGTGTTCAAACCGTAGTTGATGTAAAAATAAGTTCACTATATGATCAAACACTTGGATATTCAAAACACGCATATAATATACAAGAAGCAACAAAAGATGGTATAATTTTCCCATCACTTGATCCTTCTATTTTTGAAATAAAATATCCCGATAACGATATTATTGGTAGAGTGAGGGCATTTGGATGATTTACGCTCTTTATGCACAGAAAGATGCAACAATATACGAAAGAACGGAAACTAAAAATACCGGATTGGATTCTTTGTTAGAACTATCTCACGAATTAGTTGGTAGTTCTTCAAAGTATAATAGTAGAATATTGATGAAATTTGATTTTACAGAAGTTCAAGAAAGAATCAATGCTAATAAAATTTCTCAAAATGCTAAATACTATCTATCAATGAAATCCGCATATGTTGCTGAAATTCCACAAGAATATACTGTTTATGCTTATCCATTAAGTTCTTCATGGACAAACGGAACCGGTAGATTTTTCAATACACCAGTTACAACAGACGGTGTATCTTGGAGATATAGAACAGCAAAAAGTGTTGGAACTGAATGGGATATACCACCTACTATTTCAAATTATGAATGGGACACCATATCACAAACATGGGTTGATGCAAATATTCTATTTGGCGTAAATCTTTCGGCAAATGTAACATCATCATATTGGTCAAAAGAAGGTGGTGGAACTTGGTGGGATTATGATAATCTTGAATGTACACAATCATTTTCATTTGAATCTTCTGATTTGTACATGGATATTACTCAAATTGCTAAAAAATGGGTAACTGGATCTGGAAGATTTGAGAACGATGGTCTTATATTAAAGTTTGGTGATGAAATTGAGGGTTCAACTCAAACATTAAACAGTCTACGATTTTTTGGAACAGATAGTAATACAATTTATGTTCCAAGAATTCATGTAATATGGGATGATTCTACTTTTGCAACAGGAAGTTTATCACAAATATCTGTTGATAATTTAAACATAAATCTTAAATTAAAAAAATTCTATTCACAAGATGAAAAGGCAAGAATAAGAATTTATGCTAATAAAAAATATCCACAGAAAAATTATACAACACAATCGTATCAAACTATAAATTATTACTTACCATCTTCATCGTATTATCAAATTTTAGATGCACATACAGACGAAGTGATAATACCATTTGATACAGTCGGTACAAAAATTAGTTGTGATGGAACAGGTAGTTATTTTAATGTTTGGATGAACTCTTTTCAACCAGAA